GTCGCTGATAAGGGCGTCAAGTCTGGATAAAGCGACTTGAGAGCCTCAAAGAGCTCAACCTCTCGAAAGTAGATTAGTTGTCCTCTTCTCCATCTTCCCAACCAATCTTCTTAATTGGGTCATCGGCGGGGACTATCCAATCGGGATAAGAGCTGCGATCCATAGCAAAGGCCAAAGCAGTGCCCTCATCCATTCCTGCTCTGCGACAAGCTTTATAAACTTCATTGGCAGCAATAGCCCAGAAATCAAGCTTTGTTAATGGGGTTTCTTTAGTAGTCCTGCGTCTCTTAGGACGCTTGACTGGCTTCTTACTTACGCGCTTTCGCGTTGCCATTTCTGACCCCTTTCGCTAGGGCCAATTCTAGCTGAGACTCCATTTTATCAAGGCGCGACACTATTGGAATATTCTCCAATTTAATTATGTAGCGAAGGCCAGCAATCAGCAAGGCTATAGAGCCTAAGACTGAAGCTACTAAGGTGGCCAACTCAGCCGCTGGCATTAACGGACTTTGCCATAACGCTCATAATTTGGGTTAAGCCAATTAATGATGCTAGGCAAGACTGATACGAGAGCTGCATTGGCAATTGCATCGACATCTAGGCCGACTGCTAGATAGGTCGCTAGTGCTGTTGCTAGAAATGTCTTGGCCCAGCTCTCTGCCATCTTCTTTAGGTCGCTCATTAGCTTCTCCTTCGAGGTTGAAATAACTGCCATCTTTGTCTCCCAAAGTTGTAAATGAAATATGGAAATGCGACCGGTGAGGATTAGCGCCTTTGTAGGTTCTGCGCTTCCATCCCAGTATCGGACTCATAATCTTTCCATCAAAAATAATGTAAGCAATTCGCTTATCGCCTTGCTTGGCTAACTTACGAATCTTCTCGACTAGAGCATAAGCTTCTTCTTTATGAGCGCTTAAGTCTGCATCAATATCTAAAGCTCTGACGATTCCTGTTGAGTCTGGTATATGGTCAGAATTGCCCTTTGCAAGATGCCGAGCATCAGCCACCCAGCCATCAGACTTCCTATCGCGATCAGGATAATCGTCATCTATCTGCTCCCTGAGCTGCTGACCTGCCTTGCAAAGTTTCGCCATATTCCTACGAGATTGTGCCGTTTTCCGTTGGGTTTAACCAAGCCTGATAAGCAGGGTCAGACTCAATGCAGGTGTAGCGAATTAAGCCATCTTCATCAACGCGAGCAAATAATTTCTGCCCTGCGTCATTTACGCCATATTCAATAAATTCAATCATAGTTCTGCGCTCCATCCAAGATAAGCGTTTGTATTATTGTCTGCTCCAAAAATTCCACCATTTCCAGCAGTCAAGCCGCTTGAAACTGTTGCATCAACGCGAGCCATAGCGGTAGTTGCCACCTGAAAAGTTGGCACTGCTGAGCAGGTAGTTCTAGCCGCTGCCCCACCAGATTGGTGCAAAATGTTGTAATCTCCAGCAGTTCCAGTTTGCTCTAGGGCAGTGGGCGCAGTCCTCATAATAACTGGAAAAGGAATCATATAACTGCCTGCAGTTGTAGACTTTTGATAACCAGAACCAAAATCGCCGTAAGCCGCAGAGGTTTTTATGCGGTAGTAATACCTTTGGCAAGCGGCTAACTCGCCTTGAAGTGTGCCGCCTGCGCGAGTAAAACCAGTAGCGACCGAGCCTTGTTCAATCTGAACGCCAGCAATATCAATCGTCAAGGTTGTGTTATGTGGAAAAGTAAAGTAAGCCAAAACATAAGAACCATCTCCGACAGTTTTGCCCGAAATGCTTGCCATAGTTCCAGTCGCTGTAAATCTCTGCCAAGAAGTCGTTAACGCTGCGGCTGCAGATAACTGAAGCCCTACTGTGGCTGAAGAACCACCTGAACCATAGTATTGGTCAAGTTGAAATCCTACTGTTCTATTGCTATCGGCTTTAGCCCAAAAAGATACTACAATAGTTCCAGTAACATTTTGAACATCTTCAATTCTAGTTCCTATGCGCTGATAAGTGTTAGAACTTCCAGCATTGGAAACATCATAACGAAGAAAATAACGAGTATCAAAACCAGTAATTGTTGCTGGCGCTAAGGCTTGGCGGGATATTGTGCGAGTAGCGCTTGTTCCGTCGTGAATTGCTTGCCATCTATCGGCGGTGTAAGCATCATTGGCAGGATTGCTAAAACTTGTGCCTCGTTGCCAAATATCAAAGGCTCCGTTTATTACTTTATTTTTACCAGCGGCATAATCACCCTGCCAGCGAAGGCCAGTAGTAGCGGCACTATCCGCGACAAGTGTTTCGCCATTATTTCCAACTGCCAAGCGAGCTGGTGTATCTGCTGCTGATGCAGCAATAAGATCACCTTTAGCATCAACTATTGCATTTTGAATAGCATTAGCGTCATCAGTTGTAACCCAAGTGTAATCAAGGTCGGTATTAGAAGCTTTGCTTAATACTTGACCAGTTGTGCCACCTTTAAGATCAACGAATGAGGTATCTATAGATGAGCCAAGGGTTCTGATGGCTAGAGCGCCATCCTTGACTAAATCTGTATCGTCTGGGGTATCCCATCCGAAGTTAGTAGTTGTTGCCATTTAGCTTATAACTCCTATCGCGTCTTGCCATTCTAGCGTATTAAGAACACTATTCCAGCTTTCAGCCGCATTGACTTGAGCCCATTGTTGGGCAACTGCCGAGAACTCTGTTGGGGTAGCCAAGAAGGTAATTGAGAGGCCCGAGACTGAAGCGTTAAAAGTCCAGCCCTCGACAAAGCCAGTAAATTCGCCACCAAGGATATTAAGAGGCAGGTTGGTAATTCTGACTGGCTGACCCATAAATATATTAAGTAAAGCATCTCTATCTGAATTATCGATTTCAGGGGATTGAAGTGGAAAAGTGATGGATTGGAAAGTATTTCTTGGATAGGCGCGAAGCTGGATTAGCCGATCTGCTACATCTTCGACATCAGCGGTGTTTTTTAGGTAGCTACTAAACTGCTCAGCGAATAGGCCAAAGGTAGCTTGAGAAGTTGTGTCCTGAGCAGTATATGAGTTATTGAAATTGTTGCCATAATCCATAATGATTTTATTGGCTAAATCTCCTTGACGCTGGATAACGCCAATGCCAGAGGCGATGGCGTGAGAAGCGTCTAAATCTGTGTAGCCATTAGCCACTAGGTAATCTTGACGATGACTTGCATCTGCATAACCAATAAGCCCATTAGCATCTTCGTAGAGATAACCCAGCGCTGAATTAGCGATTGAATTGGCTATTGGGCCAATGACGCTATCTGTAATTTGGCGGCTGACCATTGTATATTCGCCAGCATCAATATCTCCTAGGCCGATATTTTGTGAATCAGCCCAAGTTTCCGTTGCATTATAGGTTGCCCAAGTTTCAGCTGGTGGGACTTCATTCCAACTATTAAGAAGCAAGTCATCAAGTAAATCTAATATCTGAGCGCCATCTAGCCCTTCAGCCAAATTGCCATCAAAGATAGCTCTTTGTAACCTTGAAAGTGCTCCAATTGCAGTAATACGAAGGCTAGTGATAATTGCACTTGATCCAGCGCTTCTTACTATTTGTCGTAAATCTGAGATTCTACCGCCAAAAAGAGCCACATAATTTCCGCTGGTGTCTTTAATCTCAACTGTAACTGCCGTATTGATTGTGAATGAGTAGTTAGTCCCATCGGTATTTATAACCTCAAGCGAGCAATACCCAGCAGGAGTTGGTGAGTTAATATCTTGACGGCCAGAGGTAATAGTTAGATTGCTCAGAGTAACTGAAGTTAGCTCTGTGCCATTGACCTTGATTCGCCAATCGGGAGTCCAAAGCGTCATAAGATTTGAGCCGAAGTCCTTAAATCGCCAGCGCCAGTAGTTCCGCGATTGGTGGAATTGTTTAGGGCTAAGATAATAGCTCTGGTAAAGCCTTCTTCTTCAATAACGCTTGGAGCATTTACATTAATAGTAATACCAGCATTATTAGCTGCAACTGTTCCAGCAACATTAAAGCCAGAAGGTATTGGATTACCGCTTGGATTTAATCCAGATGGGAAAGTAGGCATTGTTCCTGTAACGACTGGAATCGTAGCTCCGCCACCGCCGCCACCGCCACCACCACCGCCACCGCCACCAGCACCAGTAGTTCCACCGCCAGTAACCCCGCCGCCACCGCCAGTAACTCCGCCACCGCCGCCAATACTTGGAGAAGTAAAAGAAGGCTGCGTGATTGTCGGAATGTTGGGTAGAAGTGGAATTGCATTGTAAGCTCTAATTAAACTATTAATGGCATTTATTGCAAATTGAACAGCGCTTTGGATACCTCTAACGACAGCACCAATTACATCAAGAATCCCACCAGCAACTTTGCCAATAAATCCTAATGCTGATCCTAGATTGTTAATTAATATTGGCACTACAAAATCTTTGATGAAGTTATAGAGAATAGTCAATGAGTCTTTATTTCTAGCAATTGCATCAGTAACTGGCTTTAATGCTGCATCTTTGAACTCAATAAATTTAGGGATTACTGTGTTAATAAAATAATCTAAAAGCTTTTGGAGTGTAGGCAATAAGGCTGCTCCTACGGATTCTTTAGCTTCATCAAAGCCGACTTTGAGTCTAGCTATTTGCCCTTCAAAAGTATTGGCTTGAACTGTGGCTGCTCCGCCAAAAGTTTCAGCTAGTTTCTTGGTAGTTCCTTCTAAGCCAAGGGTTTTGATTTCCGCTGAGGATAAACCAATACCAAGTCTGCCTAAAGCGCTTGTATTGCCTTCATAAGCCTTACCAAGGGCATTTGATACCGCTTCTACATCTTTGCCAGTAGCAGCAGAAATATCTAGGGCTAAGGTTAGTAAATCTTGAGACCTGCTTACTGATCCAGTAGCAACTGCTAAGCGCTGAAGCGCTGGACGAAGTTTATCGTCTGCAACGCCAGTAGCTAGGGAGGTCTTTAATATCTGTTCTTCAACTGCTGCAATTTGTTTATTCGTTGCGCCAGTTACATTCTGTAAGGCATTGGCTAGGCGCTTTTGGGCAGCCTCATCTTCAATAGCTGCCTTGACCCCATCAACTGCTAACTTGACTGCATAGGCCGCTGCAGCTGCAGCTGCTGCTGCAAAGGCGGCTGCTGCAACCTTGCCAAACTTCTCTAACTTACCGCCAAAGCCTTCAACCTCTTTAGAGCCACTATCAAGATTTTTCTTAAGATCAGCAACATCGGCAAGAATCGAGAGCTTGAGCGTTCTACTGCCAGCCATTACTTATCCCACTCTTTCAGTATCTTGGAAAATGCTTCTTGCCATTTTTTTATTAATTCAGGCTGAATCTTACGAAGGGTTGGGTAGATAAAGTAGCCAGCGTTTCCGCGACCTTTACTTGGTGTTCTTCTTGGGAACTGACGATAGCGATTAGATCC